TGCTTTTCTTATGCCTATTTTACGAAAGGACTGACTACATGAAGATTTTCAGCAGCTTATTCCATTCAAGGGACAAGCCCAAAAACAGTATCGTCGGCAGCGCCTACCGCTTTTACATGGGCAGCTCTACCGCCGGAAAGAACGTCACCGAGCGTTCCGCAATGCAGATGACCGCCGTGTATTCCTGTGTTAGAGTGCTGTCGGAAGCGGTGGCGGGATTACCACTGCACGTTTACAAATACCGTTCAGACGGTGGTAAAGAGAAAGCAATCGACCACTCCTTGTACCGCCTGCTTCACGATGAACCGAACCCCGAAATGACCTCGTTTGTTTTCCGTGAAACGCTTATGACGCACCTGCTCCTGTGGGGCAACGCATACGCGCAGATTATCCGCAACGGAAAGGGCGAGGTCATTGCTCTGTACCCGCTTATGCCGAACCGAATGTCGGTTGACCGTGATTCCAACGGAAAGCTGTACTACAAATACTACCGCGGCTCAGATAAAGCCATTCGCAGCAAGGAATACGAAGTCATTCTTTCGCCGGGCGATGTCCTGCATATTCCCGGACTTGGTTTTGACGGACTTGTCGGCTACTCGCCGATTGCAATGGCGAAGAACGCTATCGGACTTGCAATTGCGACCGAGGAATTCGGCGCTAAGTTCTTTGCGAACGGCGCAGCGCCAAGCGGCGTGCTTGAGCACCCGGGAACAATAAAGGACCCGACTAAGGTTCGTGAAGCGTGGCAGTCGCAGTTCGGCGGGAGTTCCAACAGCGGAAAGGTCGCTGTGCTTGAGGAGGGCATGAAATACACTCCCATCAGTATTTCGCCCGAACAGGCACAGTTCCTTGAAACACGCAAATTTCAGATAAACGAGATAGCTCGAATTTTCAGAGTGCCGCCGCACATGGTCGGCGACTTGGAAAAATCGAGCTTTTCTAATATAGAGCAGCAGTCGCTTGAATTTGTGAAATACACCCTTGAACCATGGCTTGTGCGGTGGGAACAGAGCATGATTCGTTCGCTCCTCACCCCAAGCGAGAAACAGGAATATTTCATCAAATTCAATGTTGACGGACTGCTGCGAGGCGATTACGCAAGCCGAATGAGTGGTTACGCTACCGCAAGGCAGAACGGCTGGATGTCCGCAAACGACATTCGGGAGCTTGAAAATCTCGACCGCATTCCTGCCGAGGACGGCGGCGACCTATATCTCATAAACGGTAATATGACTAAACTTGCCGATGCGGGTATTTTCGCATCTACGAGTGGAAAGGAGGATAATTCCGATGAAGAAGTTCTGGAAGTGGACGAACAGGATAGTGAAGAACGAGGAAACGAAGGAGCAAACCCCGGAGAGAACGCTGTTCCTAAACGGCACTATCGCTGACGAAAGCTGGTTTGATGATGACATCACACCGCAGCTTTTCAAGGAGGAACTGCTGTCCGGCAGCGGAGATATAACCGTCTGGATAAACTCGCCCGGCGGCGACTGTGTTGCTGCGGCGCAGATCTACAATATGCTGATGGACTATAAGGGCAATGTCACGGTGAAGATTGACGGTATTGCCGCAAGCGCCGCTTCAGTCATTGCAATGGCGGGAAACAAGGTGCTGATGTCCCCGGTTTCCATGCTGATGATACACAATCCCATGACGATTGCTATGGGCGATTCAGCTGAAATGTACAAGGCAATAGATATGCTTGCCGAGGTCAAGGAAAGCATTATGAACGCTTATGAAATCAAGACCGGAATGAGCCGTGCGAAGATTTCTCACCTCATGGACGCTGAAACGTGGATGAACGCAAATAAGGCGGTTGAGCTCGGTTTTGCGGACGGTATTCTTGCCCGTGAAGAGCCTATGGAGGAACAGCCCGCAAATGCTCTGATGTATTCCGAAGCGCAGGTGGTAAATTCCCTTATGGGCAGGATTGCGGAGAAATGCAGAATTGCGCCGAAAACCGAACATAAAACCAAAGCTGAGGATTTATTTTCTCGGCTTGATTTAATAAGAAATTGGAGGTAACGAAAATGACAATTCTTGAACTGCGCGAAAAGCGCAACAAGGCGTGGGAAGCCGCAAAGGCTTTCGTTGAAGCCAAGCGCGACAAGGACGGACTTCTGTCCGCAGAGGACGCAGCTTCCTATGCCGAAATGGAACAGAAGATAAAGGACTACGGCGCTGAAATCGAGCGTATGGAGCAGATGGCGGCTATGGACGCGCAGCTTTCCAAGCCTACTTCAACACCTCTCACCGGCAAGCCTATGAACGGTGGTAAGTCCAAGTCCGGCAGAGCAAGCGATGAGTACAAGGCAGCAATGCTGAACGCTCTCCGCACGAATTTCAGACAGGTGTCAGATGTGCTTTCCGAGGGCGTTGACGCTAACGGCGGATATCTCGTTCCCGAGGAGTACGACAGCCGCCTTATAGACGCACTGACCGAGGAAAATATCATGCGAAAGCTGGGTCACACCATCACCACCAGCGGCGAGCACAAAATCAACATTGCCGCGACAAAACCCGCTGCGGCGTGGATCGACGAGGGCGGGGCGCTCACTTTCGGGGACGCTACTTTCTCGCAGATTAACCTTGACGCGCACAAGCTGCACGTTGCGGTTAAGGTGACCGAGGAACTTCTCTACGACAACGCTTTCGGGCTTGAAAGCTACATAATCGAGCAGTTCGGCAAGGCATTGTCCAATGCGGAGGAGGACGCTTTCCTCAACGGCGATGGCGTTGGCAAGCCTCTCGGACTTTTCTCCGACAAGGGCGGCGGCGAGGTTGCTGTTACTGCGGCGAGCGCAACTGCGATAACCGCCGATGAGATAATCAATCTTGTGTACTCACTCAAGCGCCCGTACCGCAAGAATGCAAAGTTCATCATGAACGACCAGACCATTGCGGCGCTCCGCAAGCTGAAGGATAACAACGGCGCGTATCTCTGGCAGCCGTCACTCCAGGCGGGCGAGGTCGACAGGCTGTTCGGCTACGAGGTCTACACTTCTCCGTATGTCCCCACAATCGCCGCAGGAAAGCCTGTAATCGCATTCGGCGATTTCAGTTATTACAACATCGGCGACCGTGGAACTCGTTCCTTTGCGGAACTCAAGGAACTGTACGCAGGCAACGGCATGGTTGGATTTGTCGCAAAGGAGCGCGTGGACGGTAAGCTGATTCTTCCCGAAGCCGTGCAGATTCTCAAGATGAAAGCCGGCTCCGGTTCTTCCGGCGGCTAATAGGCGGTGACTATGGACGAGCTTCTGACAAAAGTCAAGCAGAACCTCATACTTGAACATTCGGCAGACGATGAACTCATAAAAGGGTTCATCACCGCCGCTGTTTCCTATGCCGAAAGCTATCAGCATTTGCCCGAGAATTACTATTCAGAAAACGCAATGCAGCCGACTACCGAACAGGCGGTAATAATGCTGTCCTCGCATTTTTATGAATCGCGGGACGGCAGCACGGGCGGCTTTTTCGGAGATAATGTTCAGGCGGGAAAGCAAGTGTGGGATACCGTGAATATGCTGCTGCGGCTGGACAGGCGGTGGAAAGTATGAGTTTTGGGAAGATGAACACGCAGATACAGATAACGCAGAAAAGGGTCGCGCTTGATGATGAGGGTTTTCAGACGGAATCCGATGTCATTGTAGCAACAGTCAGAGCCTATCATGAGGGACGGCACGGCAGCGAGAAATGGGCTAACCAAGCCGCTTTTTCCGAAGCAACCGACCTGTTCCGTTTTCGCACCATTCCGGGGGTGAAAATATCCACGGATATGCGTTTGTTCTGCGATGGCTCTGTATTTGAGATAACCTCTGTCGAAGATGTGAAAGGCAGAGGAATGTATATTGAAGTGCTTGCAAAGGAGGTGCAGCCGAGTGGCTAAGGCTGATGTAAAAATGCCCGATGAATTTCTTGCGAGTATTTCCCGGCTTGGAGCGCAGACCGACAGCATTGCCGAAAAGATATTGCAGGCAGGCGGCGAGGTCGCTCTCGCAAAGGTCAAAAGCAATCTGAAATCCGTTGTAGGCTCGGGAACTAAAAGCAAATCCCGTTCCACAGGAGAACTTGAACGTTCGCTCGGCTTATCTCCCGTTATGGTTGACAAAAACGGCAATCACGACATTAAGGTGGGCTTTTCCGAGCCGAGAACGGACGGCGGCAGTAATGCGAAAATAGCAAATATCCTCGAGTACGGCACAAGCAGTCAGTCGGCGAAACCGTTTCTGAAACCTGCGAAATCCGCTGTGAAAAAGCAGTGCGTGGAAGCCATGAAATCCGCATTTGAAAAGGAGGTCGAGGGGCTGTGAGCCTGCTTTCGGAACTCTCTGCAATAGCCAAAAAGCTGAAAATCCCGGCGCAGACCTCTGTGTATTCGGGAAAGGCTCCCGATGAATACTTGGTGTTCATTCCGCTGTATGACAGCTTTGAACTTCATGCGGATAATGCGCCGACTGCCGATGTGCAGGAAGTGCGGATTTCTCTGTTTACGAAAAGCAGTTACACCCGTACTGTGAGCAGGATTGTAAAGGCTCTGCTCAGCGCGGATATTACCGTAACCGCCCGAAAATATGTCGGTCACGAGGACGATACGGGCTATCATCATTATGCCGTTGATACGGCGAAAAACTATGAAATGGAGGAGATATAAATGGCAACAATAGGTCTTGACAAGCTGTTCTACGCTGAAATAACCGAGGACAGCGACGGCAGCGAAACCTACGGAGTTCCCGCTTCGCTTGCAAAGGCGATTTCGGCTGACCTTTCCGTGGAGCTTGCGGAAGCTACTCTCTATGCCGATGACGGCGCTTCGGAAATCGTCAAGGAGTTCAAGAGCGGAACGCTTTCACTTGGCATTGACGATATAGGCAACAGCGCCGCGTCTGTTCTGACCGGCGCGACTATCGACAGCAACAACGTGGTCATTTCCACCAGCGAGGACGGCGGTAAGCCCGTTGCTATCGGGTTTCGGGCGAAGAAGTCCAACGGCAAGTACCGATATTTCTGGCTTTATAGGGTCAAGTTCGGTATTCCGTCAACCTCGCTTGCCACAAAGGGCGACAGTATAACGTTTTCCACACCCACAATCGAGGGCACGGTCTTACGCAGAAACAAGCCGGACGGAAACGGTAAGCACCCGTGGAAAGCGGAAGCTACCGAGGGCGAGAAGAACGTTCCTGACAGTGTAATCACGGGTTGGTACAAGTCTGTGTATGAACCGACATTCACGGCAAAGCCTGCTGAAACAGGCAAGTAACGGAGGTATGAGCAATGACGAATGAACGCAGTTCTTTAATAACCATCGGCGGTGAGCAGTACGAGATGATCCTCACCACCAGAGCGACAAAGGCTATTTCTAATCGCTATGGTGGACTGGATAACCTCGGTGACAAGCTGATGAGGTCTGAGAATATGGAGATGGCGCTTGATGAGATAATCTGGCTGATAACGCTGCTTTGCAATCAGAGCATTGAGATATATAATCTCAGAAACAGCGAGAAAAAGCCGCTTCTCACCGAGGAAACCGTGGAGCTTCTGACCTCTCCCAGCGAGCTTGCCGAGTACAAGGACGCTATCACCGAAGCTATGCTGAAAGGCACGAAGCGGAATATCGAAAGTGAAGATACCTCAAAAAATGCAGTAACAGCCGAGTGAATGACGCAGAACTATTCACCCGGCTGTTCTATTACGGCACGGCGCAGCTGCACCTCGCTTCGGAAGAGGTGTGGCTTATGCCGTTCGGGTTTCTGATGGATCTGTGGGAGTGCCATAAGCAGTTTATGGGCATTGCTAAACCTAAGCGTGAAGCGGATATTGATGAGGTTATGCCTATGGGGATTTGATTGGAAAAGTGGTTGAAAAATCAGAAACGATGTGGTATAATGGTTTTATAAAGGCAGATAATCTGCCCGATAAATCAGAATTTGGCGGAGGTGTACTATGCTGGAACTATGGGACGCATATGATAATCAATTTAACAAGCTTGACAACATTGTGTTAGTAAGAGGCGATGAAATCCCAGACGGGATTTATCACTTAGTTTGCGAAATTGCAGTACGACATACTGATGGACAATATCTTCTTATGCAAAGGGACAAAAGGAAGCATTTTGGCGGTATGTGGGAATTAACCGCAGGTGGCTCCGCATTAAAAGGAGAACTCCCCTTAGAATGTGCTGTTAGAGAGTTAAGAGAAGAAACAGGCATTTGTTCCGAAAACTTAATCGAAATTGGTCGTGTCGTTCATAATAAACATCATTCTATTTATGTGGAATATTTATGCGATATCGAATGTGACAAAGACTCCATTCTTCTTCAAGAAGGAGAAACAATTGCTTACAAATGGGTAGATAAAGAAGAAATTAAAAACAGCCATGAGCTTGTAACAAGGCGAATGCAAGTGTTTATCAAGGAAATTCAATAACGGCTTGTCAAATTCCAATTTATCGAGCACTTTAACACAATAAAGGAGCAACCACTCGGCTGCTCCTTTTCCAAATACCCC